AACTAGCGTGGTCATGCACCCAAATAACATGGCAGCAGAAATCAAAAAGTTGGAGTATTTCCGACCTGATGGCTCTGCTGATTTGAAAGTATTGGAAGAAGCCCTGCGGGATGCAGGTCTGTCCAAGCAGATGTCGGTTGCCGCCGCATCTGTATTCAAGACGGTAATTGAACAGCGTGATGCTGTTGAAAAACCTATTGAAAATGCGCCAACTCAGAGTGATTCTGATGCGGAGGCAACCGAAGCTGAAATTCTCGCTGCTCTTGAGCAACGTGAACTTCTTAAACTCCTTGACCAACGTCTTAAAGGTTAAATCATGTCCCAAGTTATTCTCGAAAAATTGGATGCCATCGAAGCAAAGCAAGTTGAAGCTGTTGCCGCTGTGGAAGCCAAAATCCCCGCTGCTATCGAAGCTGTTAAGGCTGAGATGGCTGAAAAAGTGTCTGCTCTGGAAGCCAAAGTTGCCTCCATTCAGATGCCTGAGTTCATTCGCACTCCTGCCAAAACCATTCGCCAAGACGTGAACCGTTCGGTGCGTGAGCAACTGGCTACCTTCTACAAAGGCAACAACCGTTTGGAAAAAGAACTGCAAATCTTTGCAGACGAAGCCCAAATGGATGCGTACCTGAAGGAAGCCTCTGCTTTGACCGCTGGCGGTGATGGCAAGGGTGGTCGTACTGGCTACGATCCAGTGTTTGCTGCTCTGCGTTTGGCTAACCCTATGCGTGGTCTGTCGCGCACTGTGGCTACCGATGGTTCTAGCTATCAATTCCGTGTCAAAACTGGCAATGCTGGTGTGGCATGGGGGTATACGATCCAGAACAACGGCTCTGATACAACTGAGAACACAAGCATCTGGCAATTGGTTTTGCAAGACTTGAACGTGCAGTTCCCAATCCGTACTGCTGCGCTGGACGACATTGATGGTTTGGAAGCCAACGTGGTTGATGACATGCTGGCCGAATTCGCACAGGCTGAAGCCTTGTCGATGATTCAAAACAACGACCAAGCTGCTCAATCGGGTACTAACCCTTACGGCGGTACTAACGGTCTGCGTGGCCTTGATAGTTACGGTGGTTCTAATGCCACTTATGCTGGCGGTACAACTTCTGCTGCTGCTTTTGGCACTTCTGGCACTGGTTCTTCAAGCGGTCTGCACTCGCTGGCTACTTATGACCAGATCACTTCTAACGTCAACACTGTTGGTGCTAACGCAATCCAATACAAAGACGTTATTAACACTGTCTACGCCTTGCCACAGCAGTACTGGACTCCTAACACCAAGTTTATGGTTAGCCCAATCTTGGCTCAAGCAATCCGTGGTCTGCAAGATACCAATGGTCGCCCAATCTTCAACTCTATGGAGTCGTTGAACCCTGATGGCATCATTGGTCAAATGCTTGGCTTTGACGTTGTGATGAACAAGTATCTGGACACTCCTAGCCAAACTACTACGGGTTCTGCTGGCACAACTAGCTTGTACCCAATGTACTTTGGTGATTGGACTCGCGCGCATTCAATCATAGACAGATTGAACATGGTTATGCGCCGCTATGACCAGACGCTGCCCGGTTTCATCACCTTCTTTGGTGAAAAGCGTTTGGCAACTTCTGTGCGTGATCCAAACGCATTGATTCGCTATCGCTCGACAGGTACAGCTACCTGATAAATCGGAGGGGCGTAAATGCCCCTCCTTTTTGTGCCAATAATTTAGGAACTGTTATGACCATTACCGAACGCATCCTGTCTGGAATTAAGCAAACATTGGAAACTGGCGAGAAAGTCACAATTGACTTGCGCGAGGCATCTGCTATCACAGGCTCTGGTGACGGGGTTGGTGGTCGTACCTTCTTTGACAACGCATTTGCTGCATTGCGTTTTGCAAACCCAATTCGTGAGATGTCGCGTGTTATCCCTGCATCTGGCTCAAGCGTTCAGTTTGTCGCTAAGACAGGTAATGCGACAAACTCCACAAACCCGTTTGGATACACGTTCACGCCTAACAGCGGTTCGCCAAACATCAACACATCTATCTGGCAACTGCCAACCCGTGTTATTTCTGCTCAATTGCCTGTGCGTTCAGCGGTTATGTCGGATGTGAACTACCTAAATGAAACGCTGGTCGAAGATTTGATGCTGGAATTTGCACAGATCGAAGGCGCTTCAATGGTGCTAAACAATGACCAAGCTGGTTCGACAACCACTATCAACGGCGCTACAAATGGTTTGCGCGGACTGAATATGTACACAAGCGCAGCATCGTCTGCATTTGGTACAAGTGGCACAGCAATCACCAACGGCATTCACACCATTGCTACATACACTCAAGCAGCAGCGGCTGTGTCGTATTCCGATATTACCGACATGACTCGTTTGTTCCCTGCTCAGTATTGGAATCTTCCCGGTACGGCATGGATGATGCACCCACAAACCATCCATGAATTGCGGAACCTTGGCCCTGTAGCAGCGCCAAACATCAAACAATTTGCCGAGGTTGGTGATGATGATGGCGGCGCTGTTAAAAACATATTTGGCTTTCCTGTAATTGCAAATCCAAACATCCAAACAACTGGCGCTGGTAACTTCAACATTTATTTGGCTAACTGGCCTCGTTTTGTAAGCATTGCTGACGTTGAAGAAATGACCATTCAAGCAATGGAACAGACAAGCCCCGGCTTCATTACGCTATATGCGGAGAAGCGTCTTGTAAGTACCGTGCGTGACCCGTTTGCTGGCATCCGACTTGTAGGTGTTTAAACCATGAGCGTTGATAACTATCAATACGCTGCGCCTTTTGGAGCACAAACGCGCAATCCGTTTAACTACGCAAAGGTTGAACAGATTGATCGTGATAGTGTCACACCTTGGTTGACGCTTGATGAAATCACGCAACAACTAAACTTGTTTCAAGACGAGAGCCAAGATACATATTTGTCTGCTCTTGAATTGGCTACACGGCAAGCAATTGAAGATTACTTGGGGATGTCCATCTTCCCGGTAAGCTATCGGGTTTTCTACGGCTCTGAAAGCCTTGTGGCATCGCCTATTAGTCTAGATTTGCCTGAAGTCAGTCAAAACTTTTACCCAAGCCAACCGGGTGTGTCGATTGATACTGTTGGTTATTGGAACGATGCTTTTCCTCCAGTGTTTACGGCACTGACAAATTCAAGCTATTACTACGATCCATCTGGCAACAAAGTAATCGTAAACAACTTGCCGACAAACATTAATACGGTGATGACTGCGCCAATCAATGTGCTTTACACAACTGTTTCAAATCCATTGTCGGCTTACCCGGTCATCAAGCAAGCTGGCTTGTTGTTGCTTACGCACTTGTATAACAACCGTGCCAATGCCACAGAGACAAGGCTAAAAGACATTCCGTTTGGCGTGACTACGCTTTTACGCAGTTATAAGCCACTCGTAATGTGAGCACTATATGACTATTGCTCGTTTTGAGAACATTAACATCAACAACTTGACTTTTACCAAGTCAGCGTTTGGTGAGTCTGCGACTGTTCAGGCATTGTGGTTTGCGACACGGGCAAGAGTTTCAGCAGTTGCTAACAGTTTGAAGATTGCTGATAAGTATCGGCTGTATCAAGACATGGTTAATTTGACGCTGAATTACACACCAAACACAAAGACAATTGTTGATAGTCAGCACTTGTTTTCAATCACATATCGTGGAAAAGATTGGCGTATTGATAGTGTGCGGGAATCCGATGATCGAATGACCGTTACTCTCTTGTGCTATCGCTCTGATCCAGTTACGGCGGTCTAATGGCAGCACAACTCAATCCTGTTGTTTACGGTAAGGCCATCCAGTACCAACTGGCTAACATTGTCACGCCTGTGCCTGTGTATGCGGCTTTTAACCGTAACTTTGCGACTCAGCCCAAGTTCATTACTTGGATGCTGCGTAACGTGCATCAACCTGTATATACGGGAACACAGCAAAGCAACAAAGGCATTGACCGTCCTGTATTCCAAATTTCTATCTTTACTCAACAGATTGAAGATGGATTTACAATCTCAAATCAGATTCTGCAAGCCTTGCACGGGTATAGTGGAATTTTGGGCAGTCCAGCGGAAGGCTTTTACATTTCTAAAGCTGACGTTATGTGGCTGTATAACAGTTACAACGATGAGGAAAAAATGGCGCAAATCTTTTTAGATTGCACCATTGACATCCCGGCGTAAAACAAGACAATTGTTCAACTCTTAAAGGATACCCAAAATGGCTTTACCAAACAAAGTTCTACCCGGTTTTAGCGCGGCTTTGTACGCACAACCCGGAGCTACACCTACTCCTTTGACAATTACACAGTTGTCCTTGGTTGCTAGTGTTGGGCCACTTGCTATTAGCGGCAACCTAATTCCTGTCGAAGCAATCCCTGCTTTCGGTCAAGATGATGCGGTTGCTAGTTTCGGCGTAGCTGGTTCGCGTCAGTCTGACAAGATTCCCGTTCAGGCTGCACCAACTTCCATGACCATTACTGCTGCATGGAACCCTGCTGATACCAACTTGCTGTTGATGCGTGCTGATGCCTATTCTGGCGTGATTGACCGCACTTTCATTGTTTCGGCAACCGAAGGTGCAAACATCGTTTATTACGCCTTTAACGGGCGTGTAGGCCAGTTTCAGATTGATTCTGCTCCCGGTGCAGAAGCCAAGGCTACATTTACTGTCCATCCCCGTGGCAACCAGTACGGTTGGTCTAACA